AAGTCACCACCAGTAGCTGCGCTTGTTGTTAATTGAACCCAAAGTAAAACCCACATCTACCAACGCCCCTGCCATCTACCTAAAAAATAAAAAGCAATAAACAATATTCCACCACTTAGTACAAAGATAAAAGCACCAATAGCAAAGTTGATAGCCGCATCAACTTGCTCCTGCTTACGATACAGTTCATCTTTTCTTTGCTTACGCATCTGGGCCTCTATCTGTAGGACTTCTTTCCATGCACTCGGCCCATAGTTCCAAGAAATATGATCTTTTATCTCTGCCCTCATCTGTTCCATTTTTTTCTTATTAGCAAAGATTTCCAGAGCCGTCTCTTCATCGGATCCCTTAAACGTCTTTTTCCAAAAGGGAGGATTTTTCTCACGTTCTTCAATGTTTGTGAAATCAGAAAAAGCCTTACCCCAGTTAGACAATTGACCTGTCATATCCTGAAGATCTTTTCCTGCGGCAATGGCAGACTTTAATCCTTTAAAAGCCCCAGTTGCCATCATGACACAACTGACGGGGTCCATTATCCCCTCCGCTGCGCCGCCTGACGCTGCACGTCAATGCGTTCACGGTTTACTTCGTTACGATTCTGAGCAATGTCTTCTTGGCTTTCAATACGAGCGGCATCAGTTGCTGCACGTTGCTGCATTTTCTGTAGTTCCATCAGCATGTCACCTTGATCATCTTCTACTTTACGCTGTAGATCTTTTTCTTTCAGAGCCAACTCCTGCATACGGATCTGAACAAGTGGATCTGCCATTGGATCCTCTCCAGTCGGTAGTAGTCCAGGTAGGACTTCAGCCATGAGTTTCTCCATCTGCATAGAGATTAACTGCTCCATTTGAGCGGGATCTTGCATGTCCTGTTGAACTTTCATGATCTGTTGTTGCGCTGCCATTGGATCAATAGCACCGCCTTGCGCTGCCAATTGAGCTTGATTGATGATCTGTTCAATCTCTGCCATAACCATCTGACGTGCTTTTTGTGACACATGCTCCATGATGTGTGCGTAAAATGTACCCATGACTTGCGGTGATGTCATCACAAGTGGTGCTTTCATAAACGCCATGTGCATACGAATATGTGCGTCATGATCTTGATCAGGAAACGTATTTAATATTTCTCCCATGAGAGCACGGGCATTCTCAATAGCAGGATCTAATGGCTGCGGTTTTGGAGGTGGAGGTAGTATCTCATCTATATTCTGTACCTCGAGGGCTTGGTACATCCGGCGATAAGCCGCGTGTAGATTGTGTACCTGTGGATTAGATTGAGCAAGCTGCAACTGCGTCTGTGCTAGTGTAACCCGTTGTGCCATTGAGAATATGTTTGGATCACTAACAGGAATAACGTCAATACGATTATCGAAGTCCTCTGCTTTGATCATACGGTTGCCACCCTCTACATCGTAAGGGTATTCAGGTGGTAAGTTATCTCTAAAGATCCTGGCTAATACACGGAACTCTTGACGTTGCGAGTAATGCAGCCGTTTGTGAATAGCTGACATGACTTTCATGCCGCGTTCTAGCATAGCCACTGTAGTGCCCACAGGAGCCGCTGTGTTGCCGTCTCCAGTCTGTTGGTCTGCTAGTGAAACAAAACGTCTTCCGCCCTCTATGAGTGCTCCTAGCAACTGTGCGAGGGTTCCTGATGGTTCTTTGTACGGTAGCGGTATAATCGCATCCCGTATATTGCCACCCGGTGCATCTATGTCCCGCCACTCACCCGGCTGTAATGGTTCGTCATCATTGCGAACCCTCACGCCTCTGGCCTTGAATCCTGCCGGGAGGTTAGCAAGTGTACCCGCATCGATCAGTTGTCGAAGGATACTCGTTGCCGCACGACCAAGACCACCAATCATGTGGATCAGACCAAAGCCATAAAAGCCTAGACCTGGCATAAACTTATAGTGCACAAAGTACTGTGTTTTCTTTGCAAGACCCGCACCCTCTTCAAAGTTACGACGTATACCTAGAATCTTCCCAGATCCCTCATCAATCGTAACAATGTAAGGAAGTGCTATCCCCGTTGGCTCTCCGTTTGGAGACATATCCTCAAAACCCTCAAGGTCTAGATCGACATGCATCTCTAGAATAGTGAACACTTCGTCTGTGTATGTTTTAGATGTACCTTGTATCTCGTCTATCTTCTGACGAACCTCATCTTCACCCTCATCATACTTGCTCAGTTCTACATCTCTGTAGACCCCCGCGATTTGCATCTTGCGAACTTCATTCGCGTCCATGCGTAGAACATGCGTAACACGAGAAGCAGTCGCCAGATCCGATGCAGCATAAGGTACAACCAGATCCTGCGCCGGAATGAACTTAGATACCGCCCTTTGTTTTGCTTGATCAAAATATACTTTCTTAAATGTAGAACCAGACAACGGTAAATAGAATAACAATTGATCCATGTCTGGATCGAACTCTTCCATGACCTCCATGATCTGATAGTTCATAAAGTTCTTAACACGAGAAGCTTGTTCTTCTCTAGCTACATCCTGTAAACCCAAGACTTGAGTCTTTACTGGACCACCAGATGGTAACAGTTCTTTATATGCTTGCGCTTGAAACTGAGTAACACTCTCCGCAATCAGGGGATGAGTGACTCCAGAAGCTCCTTCAAATGGCTGAGAGCGTTCCTCATGCTTGACACCAAGCTGATCAAGACCCTTAGTATAAGTCTCTTCCCACTCTGAACGAGACTCCATATCCTCTTCATAAGATCCCCTAAGATCCGTAGAAAGTTCTCCAAGATACCCATCATCTAATAACTCCGCTATGTTTGCGTCATGTGGAACCTGTTGCTCTTGCTCGGCTCCCATGAGAGCCTGTGTCAGAGCTTGAATAACTGCACCACCTTGCCCATCAGAAATAACTTCCGCACCACCTTCAAAAGTTTCTGGTTGTGCAACTGATACATCAACTGACGCTTCAGTCGGTATCATGTCTTCGGGCCTGATTCCTGAATCTACTAGAGGTGGTAATGCCATCAATAATACTCCCGCTTCTTGCGATATTCTTCTTGTTCTTCATTCTCACCGTGTAGAGAGATAAACCCTCCTTGGCGAAAACGCATTAATGCTAAAGTCATACTATCACAAAAGTCATCATGATCGCCATTAGGAAATGAAACAACTTCTTCTATGACTTCATCTGCAAATTTCTTGTCCGTTGGTGCCCATACTACACCCGCTTCAAACAATGGCGCAACCATGTGCATTCGCGTTACCTTATCACGTCCTTTGCCTGGAGCAAAGCCTAATGCAGGAATACCACGTAAACGCAACTCGTCAATCAACGGTGTACCAGTAGCTTTTGCCTCTACAAGCACCATATCTGGCTCCCAATACTCGTACTCTTGGTAGGCTTTCTCCTTTAATTCAGGAAAATTCCACCTACCCCGCTGCGCATCCATCAATACGATGTTGTCAGGCCCACCTTCTTCTGGTTCAAACACTCCCCAAGTAGTAATCGCGCTGTAATCAGCCGTTTCTTTCTTGGAAAACGCGGTATCATAGGACTGAAGTATGTATTTTACAGGGGGAATCTCTTCTTTTTCCCACGGTTGCCACCATTCCCGCTTAACTATGGCAGATTCGGACGTAGTTGGCGTTTGCTGCCACTGCGCATTCCATTTTCCCACAGGAAGTGATGCTTTTATCCCCAGTAAAGCGTCTTTTTCCCAGAACTCAGGCCATAATGGGTCATCTGATGGTAGAATTGCAGGAAATTCCACAACCTCCCACTGATCTGCCATGACATCACTGCCCTGTGCAGCTATCAAACGACCTGTCAAGTCCTTTTTACCCCATCGAGTCATAACAATTATGATCGAACCACCCGGTTGAAGCCTCTGACGAGGTCCAGAAGTGTACCATTCATACGCATTGTCGAATGCGCTCTCGCTCAGAGCGTCCTGTTCCGAGTGAGGGTCGTCAATGACA